TCCAAGTCCCCTAGAAGTGAGCATTGGTGAGTTTTCCACAAACGCAAATCGGGGTCGTACTTCGTAAATGATGCGTGCCATTTCTCCCCACATCCCGCTTCGTTCTCCGTCAATTCCTGCGCCTTTCCCTGCTGCGCTGATGTCTTGGCATGGAAACCCGCCAGATACAACGTCAACAATTCCTCTCCAAGGTTTTCCGTCAAAGGTTTGTACGTCATCCCAAATTGGGAAAGGCGCGAGAAATCCATCATTTTGTCGGGCGCACAGTACGCTTGCTGGGTACGGTTCCCATTCAACGGCGCAGACTGTGCGCCATCCAAGGAGTTTTCCCCCAAGTATTCCTCCACCAGCGCCTGCGAATAAAGCCAGCTCATTCATATCTCACTTTCATTTTTCTTAGGGGAAAAAAAAGCCGACGGGGATCAGCCGTCGGCGCGTTAGTCTAACGCTTAGAAAATCTCGTCGTCCTCTAATACTTCCACGGGCTTGGGCGCTGCCTTGCGTACCGGCTGCTGAACCGGCTCAAAGGCTACTTCCTCTGCCACCGCATCCAATCCCGCGGGACGGGCAACCCAACCCTTTAATACGAAAATAGGTATGCGAGTCGTACCTTTGCCGATTTTCTCTGCCTTAGAGTGCCCGTACTCAAGCACGGGCAGCTTGCCAGGATTAGCTGCACGCTCGGCAGCGCAAGCCTTGTACATCTGCTCTAAGCCCATGTTCGGGCCTACTCCATTGGATGACCACTCAGCAGCACCAATCTCCTTGTTGTACAGGACAACCTGGAAACCGCGTTTGTGCTCAGGGCTGGGCTGCGGACCTTTCTTGCCGACAGATTCGTCTTGCACCCAATCGCGTACACCGACACCCAGCAAAAGCCAGCCTGTCTTGATGTTGTCGATGTCGAACACCACTTTCTTTAACGTGATTTCCTCGTTGTTGTTGTTTGTCCAAGCGTTTGCTTGGGGCGAAAAGCGGATGTAATTACCAGAGCCGCTACCAGAAGATAGATTTAGCATTTGCGTTTAGCTTTCAGTTTTCAGAGTTGTAATAGGGCTGTGCTCTCGCCAAGCCCACGGGATTTAGATAACGTGAGTCCAGAAGAAACCTTCTTTGTCACGGCATCCAAAACTTGTTTCCTGTCCTTGCCGAGTAACTTGTCTGCGGCAGCAGGCGTAATCATTGATGTCTCGTAAATTTGTGCCTCGGGTACGCCAGCAGACAGCAGCACCTGCACGGCGTCAGCGTCCTTAGTCCACTGCCTGGTTGGACGTTTAGGCGCCATCTGCCAGCCGCGCAGTACACCGCCAGCCTCCAGCGTCTTGGTGGCCTGCTTGCGTAGCGCAGTGATGAAGTCCTCCACCAGTTCGGCCTTGTCCAGCAAGTCGGCTACCTGGTCCGGCGTCAGCGTTGTGATGTCAGCAGTTACGGGAACCGCGGCTAGCGCCTTAGTCTGCGCTGGGCAGATCATCTTAGCGGGGCAGTATTGGCAGGCTGCTTTTGATGGTTTAGGCTCAGACCGGCCATCGGCAGCAGCTACAACCGCAGGAATTAAGACATCGGCTTTCCATTTGAGTAGTTCATCGCCCGTCATCTCGTGGTGGCGGTTTTCACCCGTCTGGGGCTGAACAATAGTCAGTCCCACTTTGTCAAATACCTTGACCAGCTTTTGCATCACGCCCAAAGCGTAAATCTTCATCTGGGCTGAGTCAGCGTCCACCCAGCCCCGTCCCGTTTTAAGGTCAGCAATCACAAGCACAGACTTTTCTAGGTTGTACGCTACAACGTCCGCAGTGCCGCCGACCTTGGCAAGCGTTGTCTCGTAAGCTACGCCATACTGCTCAACCTTAACCGTGCCTAGTTCGCTCTCTAGCCCAGCCACCATGCGTATGTGCGCCAACGCGAATTCACAGTTCTCTCGCGTCATTGTGATGCCCTCAATAGTCTTACCTACGTAGTCCATTGGGTCTTGATCAAGCTGCCAGCAAGTCTCGGCTAGGGCATGGATGGCAGTGCCTATCTGCGCGGCCTCACCACTTGGCTCGTAGGGTACTGTTTCAGATAAGCGTGCTGATGCGGGGCAAGCAATCCAGCGTGCGGCTGCTGATGGGCGTAGTAATAACTGTTTCATTCGTCGCTTTCGTTTATGAGTAATTGGTAGGCAAGGTTTCTGACTTCTGCGGATACGTGCTGGCCTAAGTCCTCGGGCATGACCAGGCGCTTTAAGAATTGAATCTTTGCGCGGGCTTGTGTGCGCTCCTGATCCAACTGCGTGCCTAGCGACACCGCCAGTTCGCGCAAGCCTTGTATGTCTTCAATGTTCATTTGTTTGCCTTCAAGTACCAGGCGCCAATGAGCACGGCATCAGCGCGGCCATCATCCTTAACCCGTGCAAATGACTTCTGATGGCTTGGATACAGCTCGCAAGCTCTGGAGCGTGATGCGTCCTTGCCAGCACCGCGGCCAATGCCCTTAGTCCAGACGCTGGGCATCACAAAGGTCACCGGCAACTCATAAGCCGCAAGAATGCCTTCTATAAGGCCAAACGAACGCCCAAAGCTAAACATTGACGTAACCCCTTGCCCTGGCATTGCGGAAACGCGCTCAACGACAACGTGACTAGGATCATATTCCTTGAAGATGCCAGCCAAAGCGGACGCTGAAATCTGCCGCTTAGTCTTGGCGTTGCGTACAAGTTCATGCGTTGGCGTGTCAATGATGTCGTGCAGGGTATCGCCGATAAACACGGCAATGGCGCCACTTAGACCTGGGTCAATAGACATTACGATCTTGGCGCTCATGGCTGCTTTGCCGCTATCAACGCGTCCACGGCCTGCTCGAGCTTGGCAATGTTGCTGTACAAAGGGATCGTCTTGCCGGTGCTCCAGCGTGATAGCTGGGCAGGGTCAATGCCGGCTGCGGCTGCTATGTCGTTCATCTTGAACCCATTTTCCTTGGCGCGAAGGCGTATTGCCTCAATTGCGTGCTCTGTCGGTGTAACCATTGTGCCTAACCCCTTAAATTGACTAATGCGTCCATTCTAGACCTGTTTTTTGACTAGAAATACAACTTTTTTACGTTTATTAGGGAAAACACCTAGATAAATAGTTGACGAAGTAGTCAATTAGGGTTTAAGATTCGTCTATCAACAACCCGCCGCAAGGCAAACTCTAGGAGCTAAAAATGCAAGTTACTACCACCCAAACAGAACGCAATGTAGCAATGTATGGCTTTGCTGACATGGACGCTTACATGGATTCTGTCAAACGTTCTATAACCTACAAGTTCACCGGCGGCAACATGATCGTTGCTGGCCTGATGTCAGACGCCCAAGAGCAAATGGCTCACGATGATATTGAAGGCGCCCGTCAAACTCTCAACATTGCCAAGGCCGTACTTTTCCAGATCATGGAAGGCACTTTAATCGGCACTGTTGAGCGCAAATAACCAACCCACGGGGCTACGGCCCCATCTTTAGGAGATCACTATGCGATACCGCGAGCACTACACCATCCAACCCGTCACCCGCAAGTGGGCAGAGATTGTTCTGGCGATGGCCATCGGCCTCGGTCTGGCCACACTTTTCTTTTTTGGAGCCTGATATGTCCGAGCAAATGCAAATGCAGATAGATGAAGTTGTGGAGGAGCTGTCCCCGATCCCAGGTCAGATCGGTATCCTGACAGCGCATGAGCTGCGCTCCCACCTGCGGATGGCGGTGACCAAAGGTTCGCTTATCGGGTGGGTTGGCGCCGAAAGGTTGACCAGCGCTAGGTACAAGCAGGACTACGACAACCTAGTGCAGCACTGCAAGCAGTTGGAATTAGAGATTATGGAGCTAAAGCGATGAAATTTATTAAGTTTTTGAAAGACTACTACCGCGACTTGACGCCAGCCGAAGTCATTGCCCGCGAACTTGCACAGGCCCATTTAGACAGGCTTGAAGCTGAATCGGCATCCGAGTATGCAAAAGCGTGCCACGATCTGAGTATGGCCCGTATAGAGCGTCTAAACACACGTTTAAAGGAATACAAATGACTGAATGTTGCAACGATTTTGGTAACTGCACCCAAGGGCGTGACTGCCCTATCCGCAAGCAACGCGCTCAAGAAGCCAACGAGGCGTTTATGAATCGAAACAATGGGCTTGAGCCTGACTTAATAGATGATCTTGCTGCCAGCGTCAAGGGCTTGATTGCTTTGATGTTTGTAGTTGCTGGCTTGACAATGATTGCTTTTGCATTTTGGGGAAAGTGATGAGCGCAACAATTTTTTGGGAACCAGTTAATGTAAACGCAAAGAGTTTGCATATTCTCGCCCCTTCGTCGTTTATGGCGTGTTTAGAACGTGCTGATATGCCTTTACCAAATACGTTTGACAGTGACAGCATTCCAATACTACGTGGATTGGCGGCGGCTATGGGAGAAGGAAAAAACAATCCATTTACACAGTTGATAGAAGCCATTGAAGAAAATGGTCAGGTCAATGTTTGGTATCAACATTAAGGAGTAGCACATGAACATCATTGAACTAGCAAAGCGGGTGGGCTATCCGATACAGCATCCCGAATGGCAAAAGGCCACAGAGGAATTTGCAGCATTAATAGAAGCAGCAGCCCGTGCTGATGAGCGTAAGGCGTGTGCAGAGGCGTGTGAACTCCAACCACATTGGACGTATTGCTCCGCCGCCATCCGCGCAAGGGGAACAATATGACAGGCTATCAATCTAAGAAGGCTGCGGCCTTAGACAAGCTACTAGACGATGACGATACACAGGTGTACCAGCGAGGCTATGCCATCACCAATGCAGTGCAGACAACCGCGCTTACTTTCAATGGTGGCAACTCAGAATGGGTGATGCGTATCACTGCGGACAGGCGCATAGAAGTCAACGAAGATGTTGAAGTAACAGAAGCGGCACAGAAAGTATTGGATGCCTTGCAGCACCTAATAAAACCAGCACAGCCAGCGCAGGAGCGTAACTTCTGCCCTCGCTGCGGTAAGCGCACAAACGACATCCACACTTGCACACCGCCACAGGAGAACACATGAAACCAAGTCACCCAAAAATTAGGCAGCTATTGCGCCAGTACCAAGACGGCCTGACAGCAAAAGAAATATCTGAACGGCTAGAAAAAAGACACGACACAATTTATGCTGCGCTGCAAAATATGCCGGATACTTACATAGATAGATGGCTAGAGGCCCAGCAGCAGTTGCCGCCGCAAGCCGTATGGTGCGCTGTAGTGCCGCCCGAAAATTGTCCTAAACCCAGACCAAAGAAATCAAATGTCAGACCTACCCAACTTCGCCGCGTGGAACCACGAAACCTTAGCGAAATTCGCTTTGGAAGCGTACTTACGAATGCAAACCCAGCAGGAAGCTATTGAACAACTGCGCGGCGACCTGAAGGACGCTATGATAGAAATAAGGCGCGCTCGTCAATACGCCGATTCTGCAAACCCTTGAGGACTTTGCCACCGGCCATGCAATACTTTAAGAACTCTTCGCCAGCGCCTTCCTTATCCCCGCGAAGCAGTTTTTGGCGAAGCGTACTACGCTGAAGTGTCCCAAGGCCCACGTTAAAAGAGAAGCTGACAAGCCCATCAAACATACCTTGTGTAAGAAGGATAGGGCAGAACTTCTCCACTCCTCGTTCAAAGCGCTGTAAGTCTGTTGCAAGAATTCCATTGACTTCCTCTATGCTGAACTGGCGGTTGTCCTCCGGGCGCAACGGGAAGGCGTCGCGCTCCTCCAACTTTAAACGCCCTTGCTCGGGGTACAGGACGTGACCTACACCTACCGTCCAGAGTTTGGCTGGGCAGCGGTATGGGCGCTGGCGCACGCCTTCATGGTGGCGTATGACCCCAAGGGCTTTGTCAGAGGTTTTCATTTGTGTTTCACCGTTTGAACACAACCGACTTTGTATCCCAGATTACGCCATTCTTGAGACGCTTTTTGGCAAGCGGCCTCGTACTCAAAGTAGCCCACGACAAGGATACTGTTCATGTTAATACCTGTAACCAGCACAAGCGTCCAAATCATTTGCCAAAGGCTCTGCCCCCGAAATGAAACGCGATTATCGAAGCAAACAGGGCTTGGGTGTTGGAGTCCCACAAGCGCTCTGCAAGGGCGGGGAAGGCCACGCCGTTGTTCCAGCCGTACACAAACATACCGATGTCAACAAAGCACAGTAGGAAGAAGAACCCAAGGGTAATAAAGCTACGCACACCGGCGCGCAGGTTCTTCATCCACTGGCTAGTGCCTTCATTAAGGGATTCGTCGTGCTGGTAGATGGCATTCATCTCGGCGACTTGGGCGTTGACTAAGTTCTCGGTGGTTTTGGCGGTGGTTTCCATCTCAAGTTGGGCGCTGTGTATCTGCTCCACCCGCTCCTGCGCCTCAAAGCCTGCTTTGCGCAGTTCTAATTCCCGCTCAATCTGCATAGCGGCCAGCGCCAGCTCGTGCTTCTTGTCGTTGCGGTCCTGGAAGAAGTCCAGCAGCTTGGGCAGTCCGCCCATGAGGAACGAAATCAAGGTACTTAGGATCGTCAACATTTACTTCTCCATCAAAATTGTTAGCCACCAAAAGCAAAGACCTAGCAGTAGGAGTATCAACGCACCTGCTATCAGCCAAGTCATCAAGTCCTCAATTTCTTCCTTGCGTTTTTTTCTATGGTTTTCTGCCAGTATCTCCTCAACCTTACGTTGCTGGATGATCCTATTGCGCTCCACCATGAGCTGCTGCCAGAGGTCGGCGTTACCCGACATGACCATGTAGTTGTTCAGTTCCCGCTCAGCATCTGCAAGTACCTTGGCCTGCATCACTATTTCAAAAGCCTGCGCCGTGTCCGACTGTGCAAATCCTTTGGGCTTGGCTGCTGCCTTTTGAACAACATCTTTGGCCTCAAAGAACTTCATCATGTCGCCAGATACGGCCTGGATGTCTTTTCCTAGGGCCAAGGCTGCCTTAACCCCCTTAACAGCTGCCTGGGCGACTGCAAAGGCGGTTACAGGATCAATCATTTGTCTGCTTTGTTTTCTAGCCGGTCAAAAATCTTGCTTAGCATCTCTTTAATCTCGCGCATATCGTCCTTGTAGTCCTGACGGGCAACATAGATTGTAGGCAGCTTGGACAGGTCGTTTTTAAGGTCTTGCACTGCTGTCCACAACTCACGGGCGAACCATCCGGCTACGGCCATGCAGCCGCCCAAGATGAGGTTGATTGTTTGCTGATCCATTATTGACCCGTTAGAAAATTAACTTGGGCGTTTCCAGTATTTCCAGCTTGTGCGGCCATAAGTGCTGCTAACTTGGCTCGATCATTGCCCCTAAACTGATTAGCCAAAGCGTTGGCGCCTGCCGGTCTTTGGGTAAGCAAGGTAGCCGCCAAACGTTGACCTGGCGCCGAGTACAACGCTGGTCCTGCAAGCAATCCAGCAGCAAGCGCAGGATAACCAGCAGCCCCTGCGCCGCCGCCAGCAAGCATTGCCAATAAAGACCTATAAGGCGTGCCAGAATCTGGCAATTTGTTGCCTAATACAGTTTTTCCTGTTTCTGACAAATCTTGCATCAAAGCATTACCAGTAGCAAATTGTCCTTTGTCTTTGCTTCTATCAGACGCACGCACGGCACTTTGTAATTGAGCAGGAGAGAATACGCCTTCATCAGAAGTAACCATGCCCGCCGCTTTTTCAATTCGTTTAAAGTTTGCGTAACCGGTGTCAATAGCTTTTAATTCTTTTGCAAATTGAGGATTGCTTCTGTTAACCAATTGACGTACTTGGTCTTGCGCCTCTTTTAAGGCATCGCCAATTAATCGTTGATCTGCATCTGTTGATGTTGCAAGACGACTAATGGTTTCTCTTAAATCACTTTGAACTTGTTTTAAAGTTTGGCCTGTAACAGCGCCTTGTCCTTGAAATTTACCAAGTACATTGTTATCCAACCATTTACTAAAAAAATCTTTTGAGGCTTGATTGATTGCACCGCTATCAACCATGTTTTTTAAATTAGAAATTTCAGATTGAAATGGAGCGTCTTGCACAATTGTCATTTTTGGCAATAGCTTTCCGTATGCGTCATCCAACTTATCTGACGCAAATTGAACAGCATCCCGTCCAGTTGTTCCTTCTGGCAATTTTTCACCAATTGGAGTTAATGAACGATTGATAGCTGCTCGGTTTAATCCTGCAACTGCCCTGGCCTGTGCATCTTTAATAAAATCACCAATAAGCGGAATGCTAGTTAATCCCTCTTCTGCACGTTTAAAACCACCTCCAAGAATTTGGCCTGCAGTTGGTATTACACCTTCACCCATCAATGCTTTGACACCTGGTGCAACCATTGGGCTTATTACCGATGCTGCCGGTTTGGCAAGCATATTCATAGGATTAATAACATTGCCGGTTTGGGTCAACGCATTAGCAACTGCCGCTGATCTTGGCCCTAAATTAGTTGCCCTCAAACCGGCCCCAGCGCCTCCAGCAAGCATAGACACATCACCAACAAGCCTAAACGGGTCTTCTTCCATCATTTTTTGAAAGCCAGCCCCAGTGTTATAGGTTGTTGCGTAATCTTGGCCTACGGCGCCAGCTACATTTTGCGCCCGTTGCAATGCCGCGGGATCACCTAGCGGGTTATATGGAGACTGCTCAATTGCAGTCAGACCGCGCTGTACGGGACTTGGCAATGCTTTATAAACACCGCCAGCAATAATGTCAGACAATGCCTGGCCTGTTTGCAATGGGCTTGTCACAGCGTTGTATAGCCCTCCAACTGTATTGCGAACCAAACTACCAGGTGCGTTAAACAATGTCTTTAACGGGTCATAACCTTGTTGCGGCTCTGTTTGCATAGCTGGTGCTGAACCAACGCGACCTGTTAAATTAGGTTGCCCACTTTCCGCAGCCTTTGCTTCTTGATAAGCCTTTGCTATCGTATCAAAGTCAGAGGTTCCTTGCTTGTCAGCATTAGCAACAATCCAATTTGCGTAGTCTTCAGCTTTTGCCATGTTACCTCCGACCTTGATTTGTTCTGGCTAATATTGCATCTGCTGCGTTAATTACTGATGCCCCAGCAGGAATTGGAGGATTGCTAGGGTTAAGTATAGGATTAGTCCTATATCCTTGATCTTCGCTATACGTTCCTTTTAACGCATCTTGTTGTTCTTTTGCATATCTAAGCATTCTTTCTAATTTTTCTTTTGCACTTTTAGAAGTATCAGAAGGCGTTGGAATAAAAGGCAACAATCGAGGTTCTTCATTAGCTGTAACAGCAGCGCCGCTACGGTCATGCAGTACAAGAGAACCAATGTCAGCAATAGCTGCTCTAACTGGTATTCCTTTTTCATCTATTCTATTAACAATACTTTGAGGCAATCCACCTTTTATTCCAACAGCGTCAGGATAATCTTTAAGAAGTTTTAATCCATCTTCTAATTTTTTAATAGATTGTTGGTTAGTAATAATTGCTGTATTAATTTGAGGAGGAATAGGTTTTAACTTTTCCTGTTTGTCAGCAGGTCCGCCAGGTATTACTTCAAGATTTTCACCGCTTGAATCATAACGATAGCCAGCAGGGGGTTTACCTTGACCGGCGTTAGATGGAGCAAAATTAATTTCTTTATTAATCATTGCTTTATATGCTGCGCGGTTTGGATCGCCTGGTGGCAACGCAGCCATTTCTCTTTGTAATTTACCTAAAGGAGACTCGGCAGGCGGTGCAGTTGGAGCAAACTGCGACTCTTTTGCAATTGCGTCTACATAGGTTTTACGCATTGGATCGCCTGGTGGCAACGCGGCAAGCTCTTTTTGAAGTTTTGCTAAATTTGATATTGGAGTCGGTGTTGTCAATTGTTTGCTAACATCATCGGCTTTTTTTAACAAGTTATCTTTTACTTCGGCTGAAAATTGTAGTGGAAGTATGCTTGCTAATTCAGGTATGTTTTGGGCAGTCAAAGTCCTCCAAGCATCATACGAAGGTTGGTCGTTAACACCAACCAAAAACGAACGGTGGTTGTCTAAATTAGTTTTGAGGGCTTGTGCTTTTTGTGCTTGTTGCGTTGCTTGTTGAGCCGCCGCAGTAGCAGCTTCTTTGCGGTACGCAATACCCATTGTTGGATTTACTTTAAACAATTGCGATTCGTAATCGGGCGAAGCCGGATTAAGTTGGCGCAGCGCGTTGCGTTCTGCCGTTGCCGCCTGCATCTCTTCCATCTTCATTTGGTTCAACTGGTTGGCTTGCTGGCCCTGTTGCAACTGTTGCATCTTGCCGTATTGCGCGAATGGGTCAACCGGCGCTTGGAATTGAGCGCCTTGGGCGATAAGTGCGTTTAGATCAGCCATGATTTATCCTTAATTAAAATCCAGTGGCTTGTAAACCTGGCATATATGGCGTACCGCCTTGACCACTTGGTGTACCATAACTTTGCTGGCGCTTTAAGAAATCATTAAAGTTCATTTGGTTTTGGTATGAACTTGCGGCTGCGCCAAGCGCGTTGTTTATCGTATTGCCAACGCCTAGCTGGCCTGCGGCAGTTGCTTGACCTGCTTGTGTCATCAGATTGCCTGCATTGGTGCCGTAATTCCCCGCGGCTTGGCCTTGATTAGATGCCGCAGATTGACCCGAGGCCATTAAATTACCTAACGGTTGAAGTTGATTTGAACGATTTGTCTGGTAACGGTTAAAAGCGTTTGTGTACTCTTGTGAGCCCATGTCTTGGCCGTATCGAGTTGCGGCCTTTAAAGCGCCGCCGGAAATCAAACCTCCACGGGCCGCAGCCGATCTGTCAAGGGCTTGCTGTCCTTCACTCAAACGAAATGCATACCCTGGGTCTGCTTGAAAATCAGACATACCAAAGTCTTTAGCGTATTTGCCATACCCAGCAGCGCCAGCATTACCGCCAAGACCCAGCAATTCCATTAGCCGGTTTTGCCCTATAAGACCAGCTTGACGATACGGCTCTTGACCAGCCATTTGCTGGTCAAACATTTCCTTTTGAAGAGCAGCAGCGCGGTCAGCGGCAGCGGCTTGTGTATCGGCAGCTTGTGTAGCGCCCCGAGCGGACATTGCGCCGCCAAGTATTGACGCACCAGCGGTTAGTCCTGTGATTGGATCAGGCATTATTAAACTCCTCAAAAGCGTAAAATTCGCGTATTTCGCGGGATACTTTTCTCATGTGGTCGTACCCACCTAACAAAAATGCAGTGGCAATGTGTATCTCAATCCCAAAGTTTCGGGTGTGAAACGCAAGGCTACGAAAACGCTTTTCGTCGCTGTTACACATCTCATTGGAATCGTGAAAACCGTTAATTGACGCCATAATTAATGGTTGGTAGTAAGTATACTTTGCCACAAACCAAGGGTTAGCCGGAAGCGCAAACATCAAAGATGTAAACACGCGATTGATATGGTCGTCGGTAATCTCAACGTCTTTGTCAATTAAGTCATCCCACAACTCTACGGCGTCAAAAAATCGATTTACAAAGTCGATGGCGTCTTGATTCCCCAAAAACCATCGGTTTTTATTTGCTTGATTGGCTATCTGCCATTCTTCGGACATGACGGGCATCTGTTACTCCAGCAACAGGTTGTTGTTAGACGCAGCCTGCATAATAATCCAATTGGTGCCGTCTGACACCATTGTCGCCCAATTTCCCACTACGCCCAGCAATATCGCCGTGCCAGCAGTTGTACTGTCAATCGGCACAATGTTGCTAGACGCCGAGTTAACCGCTTGGGCTTGCATATTCTTAACCGTAATATAGCGGCCAGTCCAAGACGAGGCAGCCGGAAACGTCAGCGTCAACGCCGAACCGGTCTTGTTGTTGATGATCCAAGTGTCCGTGCCGGTGATGGTGTAGTCAGCCGTCTTGGTTATAACCGTGGACAATGGCACATAGTCGGTATTTGCCACCGCAGCCGAGAAGGCCGTACCGTTGCCCTTGAGCAGGCCGGTAACTGTGGTACTAAGCGTAATGGCTGGCGTGGTGGTGGCCGTCGTTACTGTACCGGCAAGACCGTTGGCCGAGACAACAGACACGCTAGTGACCGTGCCGGTGCCGTAAGCCAGCGCGGGGATGTCAGCCGTTGTCAACGCCCTGAAAGTAGGCGCAGCAGCCGCGCCGCTGCTTGGGCCAGCAAAAATAGTATTTACAGATTGAGTAGTCAGCGTTCCGGTAAGCGTGCCGCTAGTAGTAACCGGCGAGCCCGAAACTGACATGATGGACGGCAGCGCCAACCCCACCGAAGTAACCGTGCCGGTTCCTACAGTCGTCCATGTTGGTGCGCCTGCGCCCGCGCTAGTCAATACTTGGCCTGCCGTGCCCGCAGCGGTAAACGCATACGCCGTACCCGTGCCGTAAGGAACAGCGCCTGCTGTCGGCGTAGATGTGCTATTTGTGCCGCCGTTGGCTATAACCAGCTTGCCAGCCAGCGTTACATCGCCCGTGGTGGTTGCGGAGGGGGTAAGGCCCGTAGTGCCCGCCGAAAAGGACAGCACGCCGGTATTGGCGATTGTGACGTTGCCCGTAGCGCTAGACACCGAAATGCCCGTGCCAGCAATATTGGACAAAACGCCAGTATTGGCAACGGTAATCGTGCCCGTTCCATTGACAACCGAAATACCCGCGCCATAGCCTAGCGTGTTGAGCGTGTAACCAGTGCCGTTACCAATCAACAGTTGGCCATTGGTTGGAATTGTGCCCAAGCCAGTACCGCCAGCGTCAACGGGGATAATTCCTGTACCCGAGCCAAGCGTAGTAAACAGGCTATAAAACCAACGATACCATTCACGCGAGACTGCGCCCGTGCGCTCGTCAATCAACGACACCCGTGGAGGCGTGATATTGGTTGTGTTGCCAATGGTCATGCGTTGGTCGGGCTAAGTATCAACTCCGCGCCCATGATGGCTATCTTGTTGGGGTCGGTGCCTGACAGTTCATACACCCTGTCGCGCAGCTTTAAAGTCATGCCCAGCCGACGCCAGAAAGTTCGATGGCCGTACGCACCAATTTTGCCAATTGGCGACCAGTGTTCGTTGCTCCAAGTATGACCGCCGTCATCTGACCAGCGCAGCATTACTTGAGGATCATAGCCTGGTGCAGCCGAATAAGCTGTGGTCACTAAGTTGTACCCGCTAATATCGGTATCCGACAGTTCGTATTGACCTAAAGGTTCAGAGCCGTCCCCGGCTTCGGTAGTTAAAGTAACACCCAATTGCGTCGCTAAAAACGTTTGTACATATTCAGCCACAAGGTCTAACCCTGATTCAGTATCAATATTTTCGCTTTCGTATGCGGGGTATAAATTTAACCCAACGCCAGTTTCGCAATCTAATTGCAAACTGTGGTGCGCCGTGCGCTTCAAATTATTCTGGCCGGTTGGCAATGCACGCCATGAACGCAACCATTTTTGAATGCCGCCGTTGTCAGAGTACACATCCAAGTCAAACCGATAAATGTTGCCGTTCTCAAAATCGCCCACAATAATGTTGCCGCCAAAATTGCATTGGCAATTGCTGCGGTGCCGCATAAAATCGCCGTTGTCAAAGCCAGCCCGTTCATGCCAGACTTGGGTAGACACATCATAGACCCAAGTAGCGTTGCCGCTGGGAAACGTCAACACATAAAAAGCATGGCCCTCTTGCTGGTAAGTGTACGCAATAGCGTCCGAGATATTGCCGTATTGGGTGATGGCGTACTCAATAGCATGAGTAGAAACCCTAACGCCGGTATAGCCGTTGGCGCGGTAAACGATACCTTGCCCACGGGCGTCTGTGCCGAGCCAAAACAAGCCATTGTCCAGCTTGGCGATGGAGAACGCAGCCGCGCACCCTATTTCGTTAAACGCGCCTTGGATGCGATCCAATGGAAAATCAGCAGCGCCTGAGTTGTACCAAACTTCAACCGAGTCAGTACCAAACACCCATAGTTCTCGGTGGTCAGCAATAATGCCAACAACGCCGTCGGGTGAGCCTTCGGCGGATTTAAAATCTGCCGGATCAATTGAAGTGCCGTCCAGCAATTGAGACACCCAGATAAACTGGCTGTTAGGCTGGTTAAATACAAAATAGCCGTCAAGGTAAGCCACCGTCACCGCGCCAGCAAAATCAGAGTCGGTTATCTGGCTAAACGCATTTGTGGTTTCGTTGTAGATAAATCCGTCGGGGTTACAAGCAAAGAAAATTTGCGTACCGTTATCCGCTATGGACACTGGGCCTGTACCAGTTACGGTGCCCAGCAACTGCGGCGTGCCGGTCAGGCCGGTCAGTTTATAGACGCTGTTGCCTGAGACAACATAAAAGTCGCTGCCGTTGGTCTGGTGTGCCCATAGCGCTCGGATCGGGCCAGTGCCCACAGTCTGTAGAAATTGAAGACCAGGGGCGCGGTTTAAAAAGCCAGGCTCTTTGCCGCCTTCGGGTATGGCCTCGGGGAACAGGTTGACCATGCGATTGTCCGCAGCGTTGATACTGCGGGCAACATACGCGGAACCAAGAATCGGCGTTTTCATTAAGCCGCGACTGCTTTAATAACTGCAAAGTTAAAAACGGGTGTTTCTGTGGTTGTGCCGCCAGTGGTGCGGAATGTAATGTTGAAACTACCCGCCGCCACAGCAGTGACCATCAAGTCGTACAAGTCAGTACCTGATCTTTGGTTCAGAATAATTACATCAGTCGCCACCACAGTGCTATTAGTTACAGTGAATGTTGCGGCAGTTGCTGAACCCGCTGCGCTAACTAACGTAATTGCGCCTGCCGTCTTGTTAAGCGTTACACCTGTAGTGCGGCTTGTGGCTTGAGTAACCGCGCCGCCTGCGCCTGCAGCGTAACCTACGCCAGCCGTGCCGGTTGATGCAATTACACCTGTGGCTGTCAGGCTTGTACCCGTAGCAGCGCCGATTACTGGCGTAACCATAACCATACTGGTGCTAGTACAAGCGCTGATATTGCCACTGGCAACCGTACCCAAAGCGGGCGTCACCAATGTAGGGCTGGTAAACAGCAGTGCGTTAGTGACTTGTTTAGTTGTGCCGCCTTGCACAATTGGCAAGACGTCGGTTGTGGCCGCAGCAGTTGCAACGGGAAGAGATGAGATTGCGATAGTTGCCATGTTAGTAGTTTCCTGCGTAAATGTTAAAGCGTTGACGAGTCGCCACAATAGCGTAAGGCATAGACATCACATCGTCAGGGTTGTTGATGCGTTTCAGGTTGCGCTTGCTGGTCATAGCAATGCGCTGCACTTGGGGGCTGGGCTCAACGCCAAACTCAGGTGCGATCTCGCAAGCCAAGTTGTAGGTAAAGGCACGCAAGTAACCCGGCGGGAACAAAATGTTAGTCGCCAAGTTGGCCGGTTGGGTTAACTCTTCAACGCTGATAAAGTGCCATTCCAAGTCCCGTGTGGGCTTGGGATAAATGTACATATCCACATCAGGATACGTCATGTTGATAAATAGCACTTGCGGATAAGTAGACGTAACCGTCTTAACAGCAATACCATCGTACTGCTGCTGATTGATCATTTTTATGCCAAAGCTGACGTTGGTGCCTGGGTCGCGGTAGTAGGTCGCGTCATCCAGCAAGATGGGCCGGTTGCCTACAAAGTCGCCTGTTGGGCCAAGGGTGCGGTTGATAAAACCCGCAGGCCAAGTAAACACTTGGTCTTGTGTGCTGAACACCGACAGCCGCTCGGTATTCCAGCTATCAATCATCTGATTAAGAGCGGTTAGAGAGTCTTGCGACACTGAAGCAGAAGTAGTCTCGCCTTCAGCAAGGACGCCAAGCAATCGAAGGGCTCGGTTAATCTGATCGCCAGCGGTGTATGTCGCCATGACTAGGCTCCTTCAGTTTCAGTTCTACGACGGCGCTTTACTTCCAGTGCGTTAACAGGAGCCGCCTCAGAGACTTCGGGCGTATCCAGAGTATATCGTGTCCAGCCGTTTGTTTCATCGTAGGCTGCTTCAAGTTCCATAGTCGCCACTTTGCGGCCGTGAACAGGGTGGGAGAGATAGATTTCCATAAATGAAAGGGGGCTTGTGGCCCCCTCCTTTTAGCTTGCGCCGTGGATGATGGTGAAATTGATGATTACAGCTTCAGAGTATGAAGTTGCAGCAGTCAAATTCCGCAATGTGATTAAAGCAGAACCAGCAGCCAAATAGGAAACGTAAGTTGTATACGCCCCCGCTGCGCTGCCAGTAGTATTGCTAGAAACACACACAATGATTGTGTCATTGGCGGAAATCAAGTTATTAGTCAAAATAAATGACACGGCAGCGCCAGCAGCCAATGCTGCATTGTTCATCGTGATACGGCCAGCAGACTTGTTCAGAGTTACCCCTGTGGACTTGTCTGTCAACTGTGTCACAGCGCCTTGTGCTGCTGCGCTGTAACCAAGTTCTTGGCTTGCGTAACAGGTAGTAAATTCGGGGTCGCTATACGCAACACCTACCGCTTGAGTATTTGGCATATTGTTTCCTTATAGAACGGGGCCGAAGCCCCATCCAAGTTTAGGCTACGCGATACACAGTGTACGCAGCATCGCCGGTTTTGCGGAACAAGAATTGTCCCGCGCCGCTAACACCCGCCGAACTGCCGGTAATAGCAACAACCAAGTTGCCAACCGCAGTAATGCCAGTTCCCACAGCCATAGTAATTAGGCCAGTTGAAGTGCCCAAGTTAATAACTGTTAAATCAAACGTGCTGTTAACTTTTGCGTTGGTAAACACCGCATCAATTGCAGCCGCTGTTGGGAACGTGTAAGTTGCCGCCGTGGTAGACGGATTGCCTACCAAAATGCCACCAGTGGTTTGTGCAACGGTCAAAGTGGCCGTAGCAGTCGCCGTATTAGGCGCTGCTTGAACGCCCATAACGATTTCATTGGTGTTGCCATCAGTAAACTGATATCCACCGCCAGAATTAGGAATAGCCATGATAAATTTCCTTTAAGAAGAATTAATTAACCCCAGATGCGGCAGGCCATCGGAGCGCGAATGGTGCTAAAACCATACAAAACGTCGATACGGCAAGGCATACGGTCGTTGTTGATGTCGTACTGACGCACGATACGCAAGCTGATACCGTTATGAACCGCACGAGCAGCCATGTCAACGCCTTGAGGCAGCAACAAGTCAGCGGTAGCAAACGTAATGGCGTCCTTGTGGTAAACCAAGTTTTGTGCGTAAGCAGTAGAAGCAGCGCCCACGAAGGTCACAGCTTTGCTGTTTTGCGGCAGGATGTTTACGGTAGCCAAAGCATGGGCAGCCGAGTACATAGGAGCCACAGTCACAGTCCAAGTGCCGGATACAGCGGTAGCCGCAGCCAAAGCAACAAATTGGAACAACGAACCAGTAGTCTCACGGGTCTGTGGGTTTACAGCAAAGCAGTCAGCAATAGTGAACACATCGCCAGCAGCGATAGTAGTGGTCACAGAGCCTTGAGCCAAAGTCAAAGTTGCCGAACCTTCAGTAGTCACAGCAGCGCCAGTAGTCGTAGAGGCCGTAGCATCGCGCGAACCAGTGGTGTGTTGTTTGATGGATTGGCTCATGTTAATTTCTTCAAATCCCAATACGCCAGTGCCCATCATGCCGTTTTTGAATTGGCGAGACACGGTGTCGGTGGGGTTGAACAAACCTTTCATGCCTTCAACCAAACCAGCGTTTGCAGCGGGGTTAACCGTTGCATAGCGGGGCGACATTACAGCGGCATTCTCGTTCAGCTTCTGCTGGGCTTGCAACAGCACCAAAGAAGTAGCTGGCGTGGTGCCGGGTGTGCCGACAGTGTTACCGATGGTTTTGTACGCATTGGCAACATCAGCATCAATGCTGGAGGCCAACTGGCTGATACGAGGCTTGAGAACACGCTCTGCGAAGTCATCCAATTGCATGGTCAATTCGGCAGAAGTGAAGTTTACGCCGATATGCTTTTGCGAAGCGACAGACAAAGTGGTGTACTGTTCGTTGTCGTCCTGAACTTGCAGGGCGGCACCGTCAGTGACCAAAGCGCGGTCAGGGAGGCGGATACGCAAAGTAGAACCAATCTTGGCACCTTCAACAGCAAAGCTGTCGTCGTACTGACGGTTTACGTTACGGGTGAGTACCAGGTTGTTCTCTAGAATCTCCAGAGCCTTCCGAGTAATCATGTCAATGGTTAGGATACTATTAGCCATGAAAAAAGTCCTTAAAAAAAGTTAGCGGATTTGCGCTTCCCACTTCTTACGCTGACGCAGCCGTTCGGCTTCAATCCACTGCGAATCCGTCATAGTCTTGGTAGACCGAGGATCAGTAGTGTCATAGGCCGGTGATCCAGTGGATCGGGCAGTGACAGGCGAAATCGGCGCTGGCGCGGATGTTGTACGTTTCATTGGTGGATCAGAGGCTAATTTAGCCTCAATCTTCCCAATTTCCTTTGCCTGTGCAAGTGGCGACAATCGTGAAATACGATCTGCGTCTTTGGGGTTAGTTCCGAGGTAGTAAGCTAACTCAGGCCCAACGTCCGAAGACCGAATCGTATCTGCCATCACTTCAGTAATCGGAAGTTTGGGGTTGTACGCTACTTGTTCAAAGTCATCGTACTTGCTCCGCGCTTCTTCTTCCTTGTCGTGATAACTCTCAAGAACTTGCGAGTGCTGTTTAGCCGCTTCGCGCTGTGCGAGCAATTGTTCGGCTTTTTGCAAAGCTAGCGCCTCGGCGTAAGCCTCGGTGCTTTCAAATTGATCGACAGACTGAGTTGGCGCAGCCCTCAAGGTTTGCGTTTCCGCAATTCTCTGTGCTTGTTCCCGTTCCCACTTTCGCTGCTCTCTTGCGAGGCGTTTTCCAATAGCTGCATCAAGTTCCTCTTGCGAGAATGTCTTGGGTGCTTCTGCTTCCGGCGCTTTAACTTCAGTTTCAGGTGCAGCCGTTGCAGCCTGTTCTGGCACGGTTTCAACTACCGCTAGGTTTTCTTCTGACATTTTTTCGATTCTAAAGAATCCCTGGTGAACGCACCAGTACGGTTTGCTTCAGTTATTCGTAAATAACTGTTGCGGTGACTGTACCCGAAATTACCACATAGATACCACTATTGCAATAAAGTCCGTCTAAAGGGAACAAATAAGATGTCGCGGAAGCTGGCGTAAACACAGCTAACACCGTTTTAGTGGTAGTTGCCGCTGCCGAGTCATAAACTGTGATGGTAGG